ATGAAGTTCAGCGGGTCCAGTTCACGCACCTTCTTGCCATCGAGATAAGTTGCCCAGTAGCGGACAGCGTACTCGCCGGAGCCGTTGGCGGGAGTCGCCGGAGCGATAGTGCCGCCCTTGGTGGACTTCGGAATAACGACAAGAACGTGCTTTTCAGAACGAGCATCAATAGTGCCATTGATGGGATCCTCATACTGAACAGGAACACGCAGATCAATCTGGTGGCGGCGAATCTCGGACAGCTTGATGGACTGTGCCGTAGTGGTGCGAAATTCCAGACCAAGGGTCATTGCTTCGAGATGACCCAAAATAACGGCATCAATGTTGCCGCCGATGCCGGCGCCGGAGATAGACTGCGTCAGAAAAGTCACATCAGGCAGTGTAGCTTTTGCCATTCCCGCATACTCAATGCTGTCTTCGTAGACAGCAAAATTGATAATGCTCTGATCGATTGCCATAGTAGTACCTCCTCTTTAGGACTGGAGCGCGCTGGTCACATAGTCAGCGTCATACTCCAGCACGAAGTCAATTTCCTGCGCCGGAGAGGGCGGGGTCATGTAGACGTGCAGCTTGATTTTACCCGCCATCAGGCTGGTCAGGGGGTTCTCGCTTTCCAGCATCTCCACGCGGGCGCCCAGCAGGCAGCCTGCGCCAACCAGACCATTCAGCCAAACGTTTGCGCTGTCCAAAATAGCGTCAATCAGGCGGCGGTTCATCGGCTTGTCCAGCTTAGACCAGAAAGTCTTGATGAGCGTATTGGAAACATAGTCGAACATCCGGCTGATGGGGATGAAGTAGTCCTTCACATCAGTGGACTTGGGGTAGCAGCCAGTGTGGTTGCCCCATGCGGTCCAGCTGCCCATGAAGTTCAGGAACGTGCAGATGCCAGCGGCATCGACCACGTTTGCCTGATTGTAGGTCAGGTTGATAGCTGCGCCGTCATCGTCGCACAGACCGTCGATGTGGACGGTCTTGTTGGAAGGGCTCTCGTAGGGGATGCCGCCATTTTTGGTGTCGGTCTCTGCGAGGCAGCCCGCCATGATGGTAGAGCCGTGGAACTTCTTTTCGCCCAGAGTGCCGTTAGGCCAGCACAGAATGGACTTCTGGTCGTAAGTACCAGCGTTCTTGGCCTGCACTGCGGCAGTATAGGTCTTTGCAGAAATGTCCACCAGAGCCTTGCCAGAGAACATACCGTTGATGGAGCCCGACTTCGCAGCCAGCGCAGCAGCAACGGTAGCCTCCTTGGAGAAGCCGGGTGCCATAATCAGGTCAGGCACAATGCCGAACATAGTCAGGCAAGCCTCAACCTGCTCAACAGCAGCTGCCACAGCCTCGGCCTCAGCGTTTTCCGCGAGCGGCAGGAAAACGACCGGCTGGCAAGCGCACAGATCGAAGTGATAGTACATCACCTCGCAAACGGTGAACTTTTTCCAGTCGTTGTCATAGCCCAGCTGTTCCTCCGCTTCGGTATAGCTCGTGCAGAGCACCGGGGTGCCAGCGGTTGCGGCGGTGCCGGTTGCCTTGGACAGCGGTGCAGTGCCGATGACAAAGGGAATGCCGCAGGTTGCGGCGTTCGGGGTCGCCACGGCGGTGTCGGTGCGGCTGACGTTAATACCATGATCTGCCATAGTATGTAATCCTCCTTACTTGGATTTGGCGAGCATCCGGGCATACGCAAGGATGGCCTCGCCGCGTGCTTTTGCCTTTTCAGGCGTGGTGTTCAGTTCGGCCACATCGATGATGAAGTCGGCCACGCCGGGATATTTCTCGGTGGCGATTTTCACATCGTCACGATTCACCGCCTCCGCAGCAGCGCAGGGGTAAATCGTATTTTTCTGGATATAGCCCAGAATGGACGGACCAACGTAAATGGAAACGCCGGGCTTGCTCTGCGCAGGCTCGGCGTTCACGGTGGTTTCGGCGGGCTGTTCCGCCGCGGTCTTTTTTACCGCCATAATTTAATGTCCTCCGTTTGCTGCACGGTCGGCAGCTTCCAGTAGGTAATCATCTCTCCGGCGTAATACGGTTTGGTTTCCTCGTCGTAAGGAACGCTTTCCAGCTTATGACCGGGAGACAGGTCAAGCGCAAACTGATACCGACGCTTTCCATCGGTGCCAGTGCCGCCTACCTTGCGGACTTTGAGCAATTCCACGCGAAACCGCTCCATCATGGACAGGAGAGCGAGGTCGCCCTCCTGTTCATCCGGGTTGTAGCAGCAAAAGATAGAGCGCACAGAAACCACCGTGCGCTCCTCGCTGCCGGGCTGCTGCTCCGTTTCCAGCGGAATGACCCGATGGATGATGTACGGAGCTTTCTTCTTGGCTGAACGGCTGTCGGGCAGCCGCATCAGGTAGACTTCCGGGGCACGGTAGGCCTGTTCGGTATCGCCCTGCTGCATAGCCACCGGGAAAATCATATCGGCCATGATTTTCTCGGTAAACGCTTTCAGCTGCTCAAGCAAAACAACACTGGTCATATCAGACACCCCATCCGTTCAAAATTCGCGTGATTTCATGCTCAATGCGCTCCTCGTAAGTAGATGCCATTTTCTCCTCGATGGAGTCCATGACATTCTCGTTGGAGTACATCATCTGCGGGGTGGCAGGACCAAACAATTCCTTGACCGGGAACCGTTTTTCTCCCTGCCTCTCATAGATGCCATAGTGAGAGCCCATCTTCGCCTCAAAAGCATGGTCCAGTGCCTGTCTTGCGCCGGATTTCTTCACGCGAGTTACCACGCGGCCGCTGCGGTCCACCTT